GCGTTTTTGATAATGTCATCAGTTGCAACTCTTTTAATTACTTGTTTGTACTTAACGTTAGGCATAATAGTAATACCGCCTTTTTCCAAAGTTGGAGCGCTTAATAAAGCAGCAGCGATATATTTTCCAGCGAACTCACCAGCATACGTTGTAGTAATGCTTTGAGTAGTTGATAGGTTAATTTTTTCCATTTTTATTTAGTTTTTTATTTTATTTATACTACGGTTAAAGTAATTGCACCAGCAGAAGTACCAAGTCCGAAAACATACCAGTTTGTTCCGTCACCAACTAATTCCACGAAGTCCCCAACTGTATCAGCAGAAGCCGAAAAAGTAATTGTGTTTTCATCAGCTCCAGGTACGTTAGTACTATTCACGATTACACCACCTTGAATTTTGTTTGTAGCCGCTTTAATAGTCCATGCAGTTGTTGCGAATAACGCACCCACTACGAACTTGTAAGATTGTCCAGCTCCATCAGCAACCGCTGGTAATGTAATTTGCGCTCCAGCAGCAGCGTTTAAGATAAATACTTTACCGCTATCTTCAGCAGTTAAAGTTGTTGCACCTGTCAATGTTTCAATTACACCTACTTGACGTAAAGAATCATTTGAGATACTTGTAAAAGTTGTACTCATTTTTTTTGTTTTTTAAATTATTACTTATTTAGTTTATTTAAAACTGAATCCATTATTGTGCGTGGTCTTTTAGACGCAAATTTTATAGACTCAACTTTGTTTTCGTTTTCAGGATTAAAAGAAATTGGCTTAACTTCTTCAGATAGTTCAACCTCGTTTTCTTTAACCTCGTTTGATTTGCTTAATTCAGCTTTAAGCATTTCGTTTTCTTTTTTCAACGCTTCAATTTCCGAAAAGAAACTTTCTTTAATTGTGCTTTCAACAACTTTTTTAGGGTTGCTTTTAGCTGTTTCCATTTCTTGTTCTTTTTTCGCTTCCTCTTCGATAGGCTCTTCAACTTCTACTTCTTCTTCTTCAACCTTTTCTTTAATTTCGGAAATAATTCCTTCTTCAACAACGATTAACATACGACCGTCCTCCATTTCGTATTCTCCTACTGGCACGGGGATTTTTTGTTCGTCTTCCGTTACTACGAAAATTTCGTTACCAGCTTCAAACATATCAGCTTCAAGAACTGTTACGCCATCCATTAGTTTCATTTGTTCAAGTTTTACTTCCATTCCAAGTAAAGTTTTGATTTGATTGATTAGGCTATTTTTCATTTTTATTTTATTTTAAAGCTTGTATAATTTTAGTAATATTTGAAGCGCCTTTATATAAAGCATCTAATTCTTTTTTTGCCGCTACGTAAGTTTTGTTTTGAGTAGCTTGCAAGCCTAATTCTTTAGTTATTTTTTCATAATCAATTAAAGAACCATCTAAATCAGATATTAATTTAACCGCTTCTTTTTCTAACGTAATTAATTCTTTTTTTAATGCATCAATTTTTGAAGGCGCACCACCTAATAAATTATTTGCAAGTGAAGTAGCTTTACCGTATAATGCATTTAAATCTTGTGCGGTTGCAAGTTCAACTTCATGTGCAGTCAATTGTGTTTCCTCTTTAAACAACTTTCCGTAAACTGTTTTTAGTGTATTCATAACTTATTAACTTTTAAAATTTTTACTTGTTCCTTTTTTAGCCGTTTTGCCGTACTATCGTGCGTACTCCGTTGTTATCTGTTACCGTTACATTTTGCGGCGTTACGCTGGCTGTTTTGCCTATCCCTTGAGCTTCTAAACTACCGTCGCAACAATCTTTATGGTATTTTCCGTCTTTACATAGGCATCCACGTTTACCACCACGGGGGCTTACTTTACTTGCTGTTCTCATTTATTTATTATCTATTTGTTCTAACTTTCTTTGCGCCCACTCAATACCAGCGTCACCACCCCAACTTAACCACATTAAACGACCGCAGCCGTCCCCTAATTCCTTTTGTGAATTTTCTTTGTGACGTGCAAATGAAGCCATACGTGAAATTGTTTCTCTACTTATATTCTCACCGTTTGCAAGTTGGTTGGCTCGTGCTTTTCCTACGGGCGTACCGCAGTCACCCCATCCATTTTCTTCAGCGTAGCGTAATGCTATCTTCGCGTTTTCGCTTGCTTCTTTAGGATAGTCGTTATACGTTTCTAATTTAGTATCAAGTATTTCTTTTAGGAATGCTATTATTTCGTCTTCTTCGTTTTGTTGTAAACTCATTTCGTATTTGTCTACAAAGTGTCCCTCAATACTAAATCCTTTTACTTCGCCGTCTTTTACCTTTTGCCAAACATCATCGTTGTTTACTTTCATTGAAATCATCCATGTTCCTTTAGGTAAATTAAATTTGTATAATCGGCTTTTGTCCGTCTTTTCGTCTTCAATTATCCAGCTTTCAACTACACTCATTCCGTCAAGCATTTTGCGTTCATGTTCGTAGGTAGCGTTGTTTTGATTTGAGCGCATTAAAAACAATTCGCTTGCTTTGCGTACCGTGTCTTCACTGAAGTAAATGTAATATTCTTTGTCTTTATTTCTGCGGTAAATTTGTTTATTAGGCACTAAAGCCGCACCCATTAAAATACGTTTTTCAGCGTCAACCTCTTTTAGTTCAACTTCGTGCTTTTTTAACGCTATAAAATTTTCTTCGATCGCTGGACTTTCAACAACTGAAACGGCATTAATACCAGCTTCTAATTTTGTGTCGTCTATTAGTAGTTCTATTATTTCAACTTTTGCCATAACTATTAAACTTATAAAGTTGCGTTTTGTACTCTATTCCTATCCAAAGCTTGTGCGCTTGTTACTTCGCCACTAACTACGTATGCTTGTGTCGGCGTTTGTTGTAATTGCGCTAATTGATTTATACCGCTTGAACCTATTGTATTGAAATTGGCAGTCATAGGAGCAGCAGTTGGTACGTTAGTATCATTACCCCCACCGCCTGAATTTGCACCACCTCCAAATTTAGAATTTGAAATTTTAATTATGTTTGCAGCTCCAACTGTTGCAGCAATACCAGCTTCGACAAATTGCATACCCGTTGCTAACTTAATTGGGTTACCACCAGCAGTTAACGCACCCGTAACAGCCATTGCAGTGTTTGTAATTGCAGCGGCTAAATTAAAAGCCTTTTGTACTTGAAATTGTTTACGTGCGTCCTTTTCGTTTTTAGTATTGAACGAACCAGCTAAATTACCTAAAGCGCTAAAAGTATCTCCAGCCAGTTGAAGCGTTTTTTGCCTTAATTCGTTCCGTCTTTCTATTTCTTCTTTATCTATTTGTTTTTTCTTTTCGGCTTCAGCTTCACGTATTGCAATACGTTTTCCAGCCGCTTCCATTTCAGCGTCGAATTCAATTTGTCTTTGTTCAATTTCTTTTTTGTTTTTTTCCTCCCAGGTTAATAATTTTTCACTGTTATATTTTATATCTAAATTTCGTAAGTCTTTTTTTAAATTTGCATCTATTAATTTTTCAGCATCAGCAAGTTGTTGTTTATCTACAATTTTATCTTTAGAATTTTTTAATAAATCTTCTTTTTCCCGTTTGGCTCTTTCTGTTGCCAGTGCAACCTCTTTATCGTATCCATCAGCCATTAAAGATATTCGCCTGTCTGTATTTTCACGCTCTAAATCAAGTTTTTCTTTTGCGTTAGTATTCGCGTCGTTTCTTGAATTATTAGCACCTTGTTGTTCTATATTTCTTATTGCTAAAACATAACCAGCTCTTTGGTCTTTTAATTCAATCAATTTGTTTTCAGCTTCTTTAATTGCAGCGTCTCCTTCCGTATTTATTGCGTCAGGATTAAAAAACATATTAGCAAAATCATTTTCTTGTTTTGAAAATGCTAACGTTAAATTAAAATTTTCTCCCATTGCTTTTCCAACCGCGTCAACTGTTTCAAGTAAAAATTTTAACGGTTTATTAAGAAAATTAATAATACCCATTAAAATATCTTTATTTGCCTTTGCTGCTTCGTATTGTGCTTTTTTAGTTGCTTTTTGATTTGCTAAATTTGTTTCTGCAATTGCTATTGTAGCGTCTAATTCTTTTATTTTCATTTCAAGAATTTGTTTTTCAGTTTTTCCCTGAAGTCTTAAAATATTATCTTGTTTATTTAAACTGTCTACTTTTTCTTGTGCGACTTTTAAATTGGCTTCGGTTTTTTTATTCAATTTAGTTTGTTCTTCAGAAACACCACTAACGGCTTCTTTTATATCGTCCCAATAAGCATATAAAGTTCCAACCGCAACTAATAATAAACCAATACCAGTTGCTGCAATTGCGCCTTTAATACCTTTAAAAGCATTTACCGCGACAACACCTAATTGTTTAAATGAATCCCTTGCTTCTCCTAATCCTTGCAACCCTTGAGATAAAGCCATCGCACTTTGTACTTTAAGCATAGTTTTTTGCACGGCTTCACCTTCAACCCCAACTAATCCTAACGCACCCTCAAAAGCTTGGAATCCGTCTAAAACACCGCCAAAAGACTTTGTTAATGAATTAAATTTAGCATCTGGATTAAATGAGTCTACTAAATCTTTTGAGAATCCTATTTGGTCTTTTAATTCAGCGGCGGCCCGTGCCGCTTTTACGGCTTCCGCACTTGTTTCACCATAGGCAGCGCTTACTCTTTGAAGTTCTTGTACGGCTTCTTTATATTGCGCTTTTAGACTTTTGCTATTGTCTTGTATTTCTAATTCAATCGTTCTTTTTTCAGCCATTGTTTACGCTTTTCTTGTTTATAAATCTTTTTTAAATTTCCAGTTAGTTCGTGTTTTCCTTTCGCCACGTCCACTATTTCACTTACTCCGAAGAAATCATCGGCTTTTAATAGTTCTAAAATTAATTGTATCATTGTTGTAATATTGTAATTTGGTTTGCCACTTGTTGCCCGTTGCCTAAAGTGTACGTTACAGTCAATGTAATAACTTGAACGCTTGAATTTTCCGTTATTAAGTTTTGAAATTCTTCAGTAATTAAGCTATCCGAATTTTCGGCTAAAATGTTTGAAGGCGTGTTCGTGTTTTCAGGAATACAAACTACTATTGTTTGACTACTTGTAATTGTACTTGGGGTAATTGTAACGCCACCAAAAGTTGTTGTAATAGTAGCACTTACCGCACCGTTAACAAACGTAATAGGAACGTTTATACATTGAGCATCAAAACTTGGTACGTAGGGTTTACCACTTGTAATTGGTCGAAAGTCTAAATACAAACTAAAATCTACTTGACCCGTAGTAAGGTTGCTTTTCATTTCGTTTATTATATAGCGTTTATCTCTTATAATAAGACGGTCATTTAATTGTAGGTTCGTAAGTAAAGAAACGGGTAAATTCGTCTTTACGTGAACCAGCCTATTTTTAAGATTAAATAAGCTAAATAAATATGCGCTATAATATTCAGCAAATAAACCTTGTTGAATTGTTTCTAAATGAATAACGGAATTATCAGCGCCGAAGTTTAAACTGTATTTCGTGTTTTGATAGGTAAGGTCTTGACCGAATAAAGCAAATGAATCAATATTTAAATGCGTAGAACCAGTATAGAATTTAATAGGATGCGAACTTAAATCGTTACTTTCACCG